GAATGTTAAAAATGCATGAAGATAGAAGTATCAAACTTGATGATACTGTAACTTATATAGATCATAAAGGCAATAAAGTAAAAGTTCAAAAAGAAATCCGTAAAGCACCCGAAACACCCATCGAAGGTAAAACAAAACCAGATCAATCTAAAAGAGAGATTGACATAGGTCATAAAATTGTTGTTTTCAACAGAGCAGAATATACTAACTCTGAAAGAACAACCATGAGAATCTTCTATGAAGATGATGGCGGTTCTGAAAGACTTCAGTTTGATTTTGAAGAACAAGACCCATCAAGAGCTTGGTTAGTTGAACAAGTGTATCAACTGACAGACAAAGATGAGATCATGGAAAACACTTATCAAAGAATTAAAGCTGAAGAAGCATCGTTCAAAGAATATGCTATAAGACAAGGAAAAAAAGAAGGTTATCTTATTGACCCAGTAGCGTATTATGATTCAGAAAGTAATAGTGCAAAAGTAGATACTAAATTTTATACACAATCAATTAAATTATTCTTTGGTCCTTTTGATGAGGAAAAACAAAAAGAAGATTTGTTTGTTTGTAAACTTGCAGCTTTTGAATTAGATATGGTTCAGAAATCTGAAGATAAAGAAATTAAATCTAAATTAAGAAAAGCAAAAACACCTTTAGAAGTAATTGAAACTTTATTAGAAATTAAAAATTCACAAGTCTAAAAACTCTTTCAAAGTTTTTATCTGTTACGTGCCACATACATGCGTTGGCAATCTTGTCATCTGATCTTAAACAGTTATAATGCCACCATTCGGGAAGTTGAGTAAGAGGAAACTTTTCTTTCTTTACTAACCAAGTTAAAAATACTTCATTGTTTTGTTGAACATCAAGTTTTTTAAACTCTTCATAATGTTTGTGTATATCTAATTTTTTTATAGTATCAGAACCCCCACCAGTAATACCTGTATTAAAAATCCAATATTCGCCATCTGGTATTATTTTTTGTACCTCTTGACCTTTTTTCATCCAATGGTATTTGTCTAATTTAGACCATGCTTCTTCAAAGTGTTTATCAATATACTCTTTAGCAAATTTTACAAACTCACCTTTTTGTTTTAGATGTTGAATATACTTTCTTCTTTCTTCACTATCATTAACCATCGTGTCTAACAAAGCATGTAATCCCATTCTATCATATCTGGTACATGGTTCATATCTACATATCAAAGTATTCATATCAAACTTATCAAAAAAACTTTTAGTAGTGTTAGCAATAACATCTAAATCTAGATACAAAACATTATCATAATCATATGCAAACTTATCAAGTAAAAATAGTTTTTCAAAGTTCATATTATCATAAAGATCACTCTCTGGTTCTAATAATTTAAACTCTGCACCTATCTTATCTGCATATAATTTTTTATTATCAACTAATTTATCAAAGTATTTTTCTAATTGATTGTTTACGTATGTTCGTCTGTCCTCAAAGTTTTTTTCTATCTTTGCAGGTCGCCAGATACTAAAGATCAAGTTTTTCATAAAACTTCCACACCCTATCAAACTCTTTGTTTATTGCATGTAATATTTTTGTGTCTTGAGGTATACCTCTATTATTATCATAAAAGAAATGCCACTTGTTATCTAACCATTGCACAGGTACTTTATTTGCAGCTAACTTGTATGTAAATATAGTTTCATTATCGTATCCAAATGTTTTAGTAATATTTGGTGGATACATTGATTGATATTCATCACTTTTTAAATGTGTCATCAAATCAAATGATTGTTTTAAATCATCAAAGTATCTTAACTTTTTCCAATGTTCTTTTGTTGCACCAACGATAGCAGTATTTACTACATCGCATTGAGGTTTATGATCTGTCTCTTCTAACATAGCCATTGCGTTAAAATATTTTGCTGACGGTGATCGAATAGTACCATTGATTCTATGGATGTGTTGACCTGGGTCTCTTATCTTATCGTTGTTATGTAATATTGCAATACCCTTACTCAAATCCCATACATCAAAAAAGGATTCGTTAGTAGTCGGAATAGCATCAAAGTCTAGATACAATACTTCATCTCTGTAATTAACGAGTCTATCTAGAATATGTAATTTATATTTGTTAACTATATTGTAATCTGTAAGAAATGGATATCTCTTTGAATAATCCTCATGAAATTTAATATAATCTTCATCGTATTCATACATTTGAAACTCTGCGCCAATCTTGTCTGCGTAGCGTTTTTTCGTCTCGATGAGTTTATCATAGTGATCTATAAACGCCTGTTTCATCTTGATATTCATCGGCGTTTCGTTTTCTTTGAGAATATGTGAATCGTATAAATCTAATTTATCTTTAGGAATATCGATATATATTGAGTAAATAACCCTTGACATAACCACTTTCAATTTGTTAATATGTACATTACATTATAGATATTTATATAGGAATTGTCAATGATAATATTAGTGACTGGCTCTCAAGGATTCATAGGTCGTAATCTTGTTGAGGAGTTAGATATAGATGGTCATGAAGTTTTGTGTTGGGATTTGCATGGCAGAAATCCATTAGGTCAACCAGCTTTTAAAAATTTTAAAGATATAACAAAAGAAACTCTGAAAGATGTAGATAGAGTTATACATTTAGCAGCTCTGGCAGACGTTCGTAAATCTTTTGATAGACCAGATAAATGGTATGAAACAAATGTTGAGTGGTCAACAAACTTATTTAAATTATGTGCAGAAACTAAAACACCATGTGTTTATGCGTCATCTTCCAATGTTCATTATTGGTGGAAAAACCCATATGCAGGTTCTAAAAAAGCAATGGAAGCAGTAGCAAAGGCAACAGGTAAACACATAGGACTAAGATTTACAAATGTATTTGGCGATGGTTGTAGACCATCAATGTTAACTCAAAAAATGATAGACGGTAATCTAGAATATAAGACTAACCACACTAGAGATTTTATACATGTATTAGATGTTATAGATGCGATAAAATTGTTCACATATAGAAAAGAGTTTTATATGGATTGGACACAACACACATATGAAGTAGGAGGTGGAAAAGGTATAAAAGTAAATGAATTGGTAGATAAATACTTTGAAAATATACCTCTAAAAGATGGTCATAGTGGGGAAAGTCTTGATAATACTGCAAATATTAAGGATTTATTATCTTTGGGATGGCGACCAAAAAGGGATTTAGATAAATACTTAAAAGGAAAAATACATGGCCAATCCAAACTCAAAGAGTACATTAAAAGAATATTGCCTAAGAAATTTAGGTAAAGGTGCCGTACAAATCAACGTTACAGACGATCAAGCAGACGATAGATTAGACGAGGCACTACAATATTTTTCTCATTACTATTACGATGGTATTGAGAAGATGTATCTCAAATACAAAATCACAGCAGACGATATCACAAGAGGAGCTTCAAACGCAACAACATCAGCAACAGATATTGCTGATACCTCAGTCACAGCATCATTCGAAGAAGGTAAAAACTACATACCAATGCCTGACTCTGTAGTTTCTGTTTTAAAAATTTTTAGTTTCGATAATGCAGCTACAAACAACATGTTTGATATCAGATATCAATTGAGATTAAATGACCTATATGATTTTTCCTCAACAAGTATTATACACTACGAAATGACAATGCAACATCTTGATTACTTGTCACATTTATTGGTAGGTGAAAGTCCAATTAGATTTTATGAACATCAAAGAAGATTATATATTGATATGGACTGGTCAAATGACATTAAAGAAAATGATTACTTAATTATTGAGTGTTACAGAAAAATTGACCCTGCCACATATACAGATTTATTTAACGATATGCATCTCAAAAGATATGCAACAGCATTAATAAAAAAACAATGGGGTCAAAACTTATCGAAGTTTAACGAAGTGCAAATGTTAGGTGGAGTTACTATGAATGGTGAACAAATATATACTCAAGCACAAGAAGAGATAACTAGACTAGAAGAGCAAATACAAAACATGCAATACCCCGATATGATAATTAAGGGTTAACGTCATGGCTGTAAACAGTCTATTTAAAACAGATAACACTACATTAGATGTAGAAAAAAATTTGTACTCAGACTTGGTTAAAGAGTCTATACAAATATATGGTCATGATGTAAATTACATTGATAGAAGTTTACAAGCCAGAGATAATATATTTGGCGAAGACAGTTTATCTCAATTTAATAAAGCACAAACTATAGAGATGTATGTTGAAGACTCTGCAGGCGGTTTTCAAGGTGAGAAAGAAGTCATGCAACAGTTTGGTCTTGAGAATAGAAATGAGATTACTTTTGTTGTGCATAGAAAAAGATTTGATGACGTTGCTCGTCAAATAGATATCGAAAGTGGTACAGATACTACTGAAGGTTCAATACTTTTAGAAAGTGGCACCATTACTGCTAACACTACAAATAATGATAGTGCTTCTTTTGAAACTGCTTACTTGAGAAAAGAAGATGATACACTTGGTGAGTTTGCAACAAGACCCCTAGAAGGTGATCTAGTTTTTCATCCCATACTAAAAAAATTATTTGAGATATCTTTCGTAGATCATGATGAACCATTTCATCAATTAGACAATAACCCTGTATATAAATTAAGATGCAGACAATTCGAATACTCTAGCGAGGAACTAAATACTGGCATATCAGATATTGATGCTGTTGAAGATGCTCTAACCTCTGATACTTTAGGACACCAGTTCACACTTGAGGCATCAAGTGCTTATAACGAAAGTATCGCTTTAGAATTCTTTACAAACGCAACACAAACTGATACGTTATTAAT